AGTATGGGCCCCGAGCAACAAGAGGTTTGCAGAAGAGGTCATAGAAGAAGTTGCATCTTTTCCGGCCGGAGACCACGACGATTTTTGTTTTGTACAGGACACTATGATTGCAATGTCAGACGGCTCTTTAAAAGCAATACAAGATGTTTGTGTCGGCGATGTGATTAAAACACCAGCCGGCGCTAAACCCGTTCTTGCGTCTGGTTTTACAGGTGTCCGACCAACTTACAAACTCAGGGCTGGTCCTTATCGGTTGGAGGGTACTGGTAATCACCCTATTGCAACCACCGCTGGTTGGAAACGCATTGACACGATGAGTATATCGGATACGATAAAAGTAGCACAAACAAGAGGTGTTACATGGCGTTTCCGAGAAAAGATGAACTTGTTGTCGAAGTTGTTCACTACGACGATAAGACGTATAGGCGATATCCTGAGTCCAAACACCCACATTTACGCCGGTACTTCTGGCGAAGTGGAGGGGGTGGGCACAGCTTGCATCGCGCAGTATGGGAACACCACAACGGCCCAGTTCCAGAGGGTTGGCATGTCCACCACATCGACAGGGATGTCGACAACAATGACATTTCAAACCTTGAGTGCCTTCCGTCCAAAAAGCACCATTTGGAACATTCAGAAGAGCGAAGCGCCAGAGGTCGTGAAAAGCGACAGCTCGAGCACCTTGAAAAAATTAGAGAAAAAGCGTCTGAGTGGCATCGTTCTGAACAGGGGCGCCAGTGGCATCGTGAGGTCAGCGCAAAGCATCTTGCTCCGGGTGGCGCAACTCATAAGGGCAGGAGGCAATGGCTTGAGGAGCGAAAAGCCAACCCAATCACAAGGACTTGCACGGAATGCGGCACGGATTTTCCGTCACCTACGGGTAGGGCTTCTATCTGCAGTCAGACGTGTGCGTGTCGAAAGTCTCGTAGAAAGCGGAGAGAAAAAGCCCGTTTACAATCTGACGGTAGCTGACGCGCATTGTTTCTATGCCAACGGGGTCTTGGTACATAATTGTGATAGCATGACGCTCGCCCTCATGCGATTCCGCCAAGGCGGTCTGATTTCAATTGAGGTTGACGAAGAAGATGACGAAACGGATTCCATGCCTCGTACACGGGAGTATTACTAATGGCATTGCCGCCTAGATTCATGGGGTCGCAGGTCGACCAGCCTTTGCAAACCGAAGAAATGGACCCGGCGCTCCAGACAGAGGAGGTATCAGTTGACTCCCCGTTGGATTTTAGCGGCGGCGCGGAAGTTCTTGAAAACGAGGATGGGTCGGCACTTGTTCGATCGATGATCGAGTCGGCAGAGGCCGGGGCGGCCGCCGGAGAAGAGCTTATCGCCTTCGACGAAAACCTCGCTGAGTACCTCGACGACAGCATACTCGGCGAGTTGGCCACAGAGCTGGTAAGTTCTTACGAGGAAGACCTCGAGTCCCGCAAGGAGTGGGAAGACACCTACGTCAACGGCCTCGAGCTGCTGGGCGCCAAGATGGAGAAAGAGCGGTCAGAGCCGTTCGAGGGCGCCTCGGCCGTGACGCACCCACTGGTGTCCGAGTCTGTCACGCAATTCCAAGCACAGGCCTACAAAGAACTTTTGCCGTCCGGTGGGCCGGTCAAGACACGAATTGTCGGCACGCAGAACGAAGAGGTCGAAGCGCAAGGTGCGCGGGTCAAGCACTACATGAACTACCTCGTGACCGAGGAGATGGAGGAGTTCGATCCGGATATGGATCAACTCCTGTTTTATCTCCCGCTATCCGGATCGACGTTCAAGAAAATCTACTTCGACAACATCCTCGGCCGGCCGGTGTCAAAGTTCCTGCCCGCTCAAGACGTCGTCGTGCCGTACACGGCCACGGATTTGATCACCACACCGCGGATTACGCACGTCCTGAAAATGACGGACAACGAAATCCGCAAGCAACAACTGGCCGGGTTTTACCGCGATATTGATCTGCCTGTTGGCGGTGCCGACGAGACAGACGAGGTCGAGAGCAAGGTCAACGAGATACAGGGTATCTCGAAAAGCTTTTCCGATGATGTCCGCACTCTGCTCGAGATGCATGTTGAACTGGACATCGAAGGCTTTGAAGATACAGACGTGGAGGGAGAACCTTCCGGCCTGAAACTTCCGTACATCGTCACGATCGACAAGGACAGTGAGACGGTTCTGGCCGTCCGTCGAAACTATCAAGAGCAGGATCCGCTCAAGAAGGCCATCCCCTACTTCGTTCACTACAAGTTCATGCCGGGGCTCGGCTTCTACGGCTTTGGGCTGACGCACATGATTGGTGGGCTGGGTCGCGCGGCCACAAGCATTCTGCGTCAGTTGATCGACGCGGGCACGCTGTCCAACCTCCCCGGTGGCTTCAAGGCCCGGGGCATCCGTGTTCGTGACAGCGACGACCCCATCCAACCCGGCGAGTGGCGGGACATCGACGCCCCGGGTGGCGCGATCCGCGACTCGATCATGCCTCTCCCGTACAAAGAGCCTTCTTCAACGCTGGCGCAGTTGTTGGGTGCGCTTGTTGAGGGCGGCCGGCGGTTCGTTTCGGTGGCCGATCAACAGGCCGCCAACATGGGACAAGAGGCGCCTGTGGGGACCACCATGGCGCTTCTTGAGCGTGGCATGAAGGTGATGTCCGCGATCCACAAGAGGCTGCACTACGCGCAGAAAAAAGAGTTTCGAATCCTCGCGCGAATCGTCTCTGAAAACCTGATCGCCTATCCGTACCAACCGGCCGGCGGTGTGCCTCCACAGGCGCTGCAACAGGATTTTGACGGGCGCGTCGATATCGTCCCGGTCAGCGACCCGAACATCTTTTCGATGGCCCAGCGCGTGGCCTTGGCCCAAGAGCAGCTGAAGCTGGCCCAGACCAACCCGGAGGCCCACAACCTGCACGAGGCCTACAAGCGCATGTACCAAGCGCTTGAGGTTCAGAACATCGAGGAAATCCTGCCGGCGCCGCAACAGCCGCAGCCGATGGACCCGGCGATGGAAAACGGCCGGGCCGTGGTTGGCACACCGATGCAGGCGTTCCCCCAACAGAACCACGAGTCTCACATCAAGGTTCACATCACCTTCTTGAAGTCGGCGTTTGTCCAAGCCAATCCGGTTGCCATGTCAGCGCTTCATGCTCACATCCAAGAGCACGTGGCCTTCATGGCTAGGGAACAGGCCATGAGCGGCATCCAAGAGCAGCTCCAGCAGCTGCAGATGGCGGCCCAGACCGGCGCTGTCGACCCGCGAGAGGCCCAGCAGCAAATGGCCGAGGCACAACAGGCGATGCAAAATCCCGAAGAGATGAACGCGTATGTGGCTTTGCTACAGGCGCAGATCCTCGAGGAGTTGATGCCACAGCTGAACCCGTTGCAACCTGACCCCATGGCTGACCCGCTGGTTCAAATTCGCCAAGCCGAGGTTCAGACCAAGCAACAAGAGAACATGATGGACGCGCAGATCGACGCGCAGAAACTCGCTCTTGATAACCGCAAGCTGGAGCAGAAGGCGGCCGCAGAGGCTGCGCGCATCGAGCTGCAGGAAGAGATCGCAGAAGAGCGCAATGCAGTCAATCGGGAGCGCATCATGACGCAAGCCCGTCTGGCCCAGCAGCGCAACCAAGGGGGCTGACGATGCCGTTGAAAAAAGGGTCTTCGCAGGATGTTATTTCGAGTAACATTCGAACCGAAATGGAAGCTGGAAAACCTCGGGATCAGGCCGTCGCCATTGCAATGTCAAAAGCTGGCAAGAAAAAAATGGCCGACGGCGGTGTCGTGAAAAAATTCAGCCCGATCGCACGACCACAGACATTCAGAGGAGTTTTCTGATGCCAACGATCCAGATTAGCATTCTGCCGGACCTCGTTCCTGTCGACCAATACGACGACGATGACAACGGCAACAAATGTCCTCTCCCAACTCAGGACGAGGATTTGAACGCCAAGAACCGCGAGATGGCGATTGAATCGGCCGATTATCGAGACCCGGCCGACGGCGGAGCGTTTCGCGCTACCGAGGTTTGCGGCAATTGCAAAGCCTACAACCAAACCGAAGAGATCCTTGAGTGCATCGGCGATGATTCTGGTGAAGTTGGCTACTGCCAAATCTACAAGTTTCTCTGTTCTGATGACTATGTCTGTGACGATTGGGTTGAAGGTGGCCCGATGACCTCCGAGTCGCAAGAAACTTACAGAGAAAATATGTGATGGATGTTGTTGATTTCGCAAAACATGTTTACAAACAAATCCGTGAGCGAGAAGATCAACTCGTTCAAAGTCTTGTTGTTGGCGGACCCAAGGATTGGGAGCAATACAAGATGATCGTGGGAGAAATACAGGGTCTTTCTTTCGCGAAGGATGAAATCCGTACCCTGCTGGAGAAAAACATTGACCACGAAGAAGACTTTGGCGGACTTGGGTGACCTTTCAATCAAGAAACCTTCTTTGGAAGGGGCTTATGTCCCATCCGCGGATCGGGTCTTGGATCCCAATCTCATCGAAAAAGACTTAGTCGACAGGCTCCCGCAACCTTCCGGTTGGCGGATTTTGGTCATGCCGTTCCAAGGTGTCGCAAAGACCTCGGGCGGATTGCATATTCCGGACGAGGTTCGGGATCGAGAAGCAGTGGCTACGGTCGTTGCTTATGTGCTCAAGGTTGGGCCGCTCGCGTACAATGATCCGGACAAGTTCGGACCTGATTGCACGCCGTGGTGTGAACCGGGGCAGTGGGTTTGCATTGGTCGATATGCAGGCTCAAGGTTCAAGATCGATGGCGGTGAAGTTCGCATCATCAATGATGACGAGGTGATCGGAACGGTTCTTGATCCACAGGACATCAAGTCAGTTTAAGGAGGCCACCATGGCTGAAGAAAACCAAGACGAAGATCTGGGGCAAGAAGTATTTCTTGACGACCAGAATGATGCACCTGCAGACGACACTTCTGAAGATAAAAAGTCAGATGGCGAGGTGGCCAAGGCCGCCGAGCGCGTTGAAAGCGGCAAAGACGAGCTGGAAGACTACAGTGCAGGTGTCCAGAAGCGCATCAAAAACCTCACGCACAAGTACCGCGAGGCTGAGCGCCAGAACGAAGAGGCGACCCGCGTTGCCCAACAGTTGCTGCAAGAGAACCAGAAGCTCAAAGGGCGGATGGAAAAGCTCGATAGCGGTTATCTGAATGAGTACGGCGCTCGTATCGATAGCCAGATCGGTTCTGCTCGAAAGGCTTACAAAGAAGCTTACGAGTCTGGCGACACCGACGCGATGATCGAGGCCCAAGAGGCTCTTGCCAGAGCGACGAACGAAAAAGACCGGTACGACATTGCCAAGCGCCGTGCCGAGACACAGCAGAC